AAGTGAAAAATTAAGAGAACATGATAATAAGTTATTATCTTCTCCTATGCCTAAACATAAACTTGCTGTAAGAAAACCTATTGTATCTGGTAATAAGTTTAATAAAACAGAGATTGATCTTGTATTAGATAAAACTTCTCAGATGCCTCTTTACTATAATATGGTAGAAGGTACTAACCTTGAGAATCTTTATGTTCAAATGTTTAATCAAAACATTGGATACAATATTGTTACAACTGGTAGAAAGGTTGGTGCTGAAGCATTGCACAATGTATATAACACTGATGGTACATTCAACACATCTGAGTTTACAGGTATTGTTGAAGTGCCTTGGATAGCATATGGTACACAAGTAGAAACTATGTCTGAAGGAGAGAAAACTCAAACAAGAGGTTCTCAACTTACTAAACTTGCTAGTTCAGATCTTTATGAAAATGGAGAAGCAATTACACCAGAAGGTAAACAAGCTTATGAAAGAAATACAGAAATATTAAATCTTCTTAATGAGAATGCATATAATGAGTTATTAAACAAACTTGGTGTTGTAGATCTTGGAGATGGCTATGCTCTTGAGAATAATCAAAGAGTATCTGAAACTCTTATGTATGAAATGATGCGTAGAGATCTTTCTGAAAATGCTAAAGATACAATTCAGTTAGATAAGAATGGTCAGTTTATGATGCCATTTGAAGCTTCTCCTTCTTACGGACAGATTAAAAGTATTCTTTATTCCATGGTGAATAAAGCATTGATTTCTCCTGCAATGAGTGGAGCTCCACATGTACAGGCTCCTGTAACAATGTTTGAGAAAGCTACAGAAGGAAGAAGTCTTGCTATAAAAACTGATACAGGGTGGGAGAAAATATCTAAAGCTAAATATAAAACTCTTACAGAAGAAGAAAAGAAATCTGTACTACTTACAGACGATACACTTAAGTTCTATGAGAATAAAGATGGTAAACGTTACTGCGAAGTAATGCTTCCTCATTGGTTTAAGAATAAGTTTGGAAACATGACAGATGAACAAATTCTTAAATATTTAAATACAACTGAAGGTCAAAAGATATTAACTGGTATTGGATTTAGAATTCCTACACAAGCATTATCTTCTGTTGAAGTATTTAGAGTGAAAGGATTCTTACCACAATATATGGGATACACTGTTATTGTTCCTTCTGAGATTACAACTAAAGCAGGAAGTGACTTTGATATTGATAAATTAAACATGTATCTTAAATCTGTTTATGTAGATAGTAATGGAAATGTTAAGTTAATTAAGTACATGGGATCTGAAGAATCTACCAAAAATTATTATGGCGAAATGTTTGATAGAGGAGAACTTTTAACAAATACTCAACAAAAAGCTTTACGTGAATATTTAGATTCTCAAAAAATTGGTGCAGAAACAAATTCATTATTATTATCTATTTTTGGTGATAATGCTATTTTTGATGAGGCTGATATAACTTCAGAGTTTATTCAAGAACTATCTGAACAAGGAATTAAAAACACTTTAGTTAATAATATGTATAAGAAATCTCTTGAGAATGAATATTATGATTCATTAGAAGAACTTCTTACACTTCCTGAAAATTTCAACAGATTAATTAGTCCTGTTAATGATGCTGGTCTTGAAGATGTTGCAGATCTATTAGATAAAACAAGAGGATATAATGAAGCAAACATAAAAGGAAAACTTATCAATAGAAACTTTATGACTGACATGCGTCATGCATTTATTACTGGTAAGAGATGGGTTGGTATAGCTGCTGTTAATATTACAAATCTTTCATTAAGACAAAAGAGTCAAGTGTATTTAGATCCTTCTAAACTTTTCTCTTTGTCTGCACAAGAACTTAGTTTTGTAAAAGACTTATCAATTATTCTTCCTCATAATAAAATAACTATAGATGGTAACACTTATGTTTCTTTATCTGGAACAAGAACAGCTGATCTTAAACAACTTATTTCAGAAAGATTGTCTGGTTACGCTACAGCATTTGTGGATATTGCTAACAAACCATTCATTACTAAGATTATAAAAAGTGATACAATTGTTTCTACATTCATGTTCTTAGAAGCTATTGGTGCTGGTAATGCAGGAATATATTTCTTGAACCAACCAATCATTGAAAAGTATTTAGAATACTTAGATAATATTGGATCTAAAAGTGTTATGGGTAAAAGAAATTTAGAATATATTAGAAATCAATTTCCTACTACAGACAAAGCAATTGAAGATGCTACGATATCTATAGATCAATTATTAGATAATATACGAGAGTATAGTGAGAAAGGTGAATTTGATGTACGTAAAAATGCTGAACAACAATTAATATTAAATGAGTTTATTAAATATAAAATATTAGCAGATCAATTGTTTAGTTATACACAGTCTACAAATTATGATACAACAAGATTTGGTAGCTCAGATGCTCTTCTTAAAAAAGAATTTGCAACATTCAATGCTAGTAATTTTAATTTGATATCTAATGTAGATAAAGTGTTAGCAAATACATTTATAGGTAAACAGGCTGATCTTCTTTCTAAATCATTTGCATCATTTGGTGCTATAATGAAAACAGAACTTCCTGCAATAAAAGCTTACACTATTAGTACATTGAAACACTATGCTACAAGAAAATATATGTCAGCTGATGACTATGAGAAAATAGCTAACTTGATTAAAAATTCTTTCATAGATTATGTTATTCAGAATAACACAACTATGTCAAATATGATTAAACCTTTGCTTGTAGATTCAGAAACTTCAGTGGTCAATCAATTAGAACAAGCTAAGCAAAAATATCCTTCTATAAAAATACTACAAGACTTAGTTCCTGTAATTGGTAATAGAGAAGGAAGTGCTGCTTCTATACAATTGAAAGCAAATGTAAAAGATGCATATAGTGAAAACTTATATGTAGGAATGATGAGAGAGTTGAGAGATACTAACCCAGAACTAAATGCTCTTTATAATAATATTGTTAACGTTGCTATATTACAAGGAGTTGGACAATCTGCTATATCTATAAGAAACATTATTCCTGTAGAAGATTATGCTGCTAGAATTGCTCCTATCATAGAACAACTTACACCTTCAACAAGTCTTGATGCTTTTGAAAATGGAATGTTTGAAATAAATTACTTTAGCAATAAAGATGTAGTTTCTGAATTTATCCCTTATGTATATACCCCTGTTCCTAATGATGCAACAGGAGAATATAATCCAAGAAGTTTAAGAATGAATCCTAATACAGGAGAAGAAGAATTAGTTTATTTCTTACCAAGTTTTAAAGAACTTAAAGGAGTTTCAAAAGAATCAAGAAAACTTTTAGTACTAAATGATATGTTTAATTCATTTAACTTATCTTCTGATTTCTTAAAGGTTCCTAAAGTGGTAACGAATAAAGATGGATTAAAAATTAATATTGCAACAGGACTTGAGGTTACAGCTAAAGATTATGCATTGATGAAACAAAAAGGATCACAAGATCTTTATGATGCATATTATTACAAGAAAGTGTATACAACTAATATAGATCAATATGGTAATTCTATTCCATTAAGAACTACAAGTGTTGATGATAAAGGTAATATTTCATATAATTATTATTACAAGCAAATCAATGTTTACGGTGATGGTAACAGAGCTGTAGAGTTTAATAAAGAATTCAAACCTTCTGTAATAAACAATGGTGGAATACCAAATGCTCAAGAATTATCAGATGAAGAAATTGTTAATCAAATTGCTCCACAGATTCAAGAAGAAGTTGTATCTTTACAAACAGAGGAAGAGGTAGTTATACCTACAGAAGTTGTAAGTGAAAAACCTGAAGGGTTAACACAAGAAGAATGGGATGCTTCAACTCCAGCAGAGAAAGCAGAAATAATAAGACAACAAAAAGAATGTTAATATGGCAAGTTGCGTAAATAAAAATACTGAAGAATTTAAAGCGTTAGCTGAACAATCAAATATCAATCCAATAATTCTTGCTGCAAAGGTTTCTTTGTGGCAGGAAGAAAATGGCCTAGATAACTTTCCTGAATTAGAAGATATATCTAAACCTGAAGAAGAAGTTATTATAGAACAAAAAGCTTCTCCTAAATTAATTAGTTTGATGAAAGACTTTATTAAACAAATTGGTGTTGACTATAAACTAGTTGAGAACATTGTTGTAGATGGTGTTAAGCAAGATGCTAATGGTGTTGCTTTAATCATGCAGAAACTTATTCAAGTGGTAGATGGTAAAGAAGATGTAGCTCTTCCTGAAGAAGCTATGCACTTTGCTGTTGAAATTATAAGACAAACTAATCCAAAATTATATCAACAGCTTCTTAAAGAAATAAACAATCATCCTAAATTAAATGAGGTGATAGGTTTATATGGTAATGATCCAGCTTATCAGAAAGATGGTAAACGAGATATAGTAAAACTTAAAGAAGAAGCTATTGCTCAAGTGCTAGCTGATAGATTAGAAGATGTTGTAGGAAGAAATTGGTTTGAACAAATTGTTGATTGGCTTAGAGGTTTGTTCTATGCTAAGAGTGGATTTGATCAAGCTTCTATGGATGTTCTTTCTGGTAAAGTTGCTAGTGTAGAAGACATCGATGTTTCTAAAGGAAGTGCTTATTTCCAATTACAAAAAGGAGAGAAAGTATTTGATGATTTATTAGAAACTTCTAATAGGATAATACCAAAAGATGGTGGGTATGAATTAGATGGAATAAAATCTGTACGAAGAGTTTCTGATTTTGCAAAAGAATTCTATGAAAAAATATTTCCACAGATAGGTAAGACAGCATTTGAAGATTCTGTGAACACACTTAAAGCAGAAAAAGGAACAGCAGGACATGCTGATATTGAAAATGCATACAAGATGCTTGTAGATCCTACAACAGGACTTGTTAGAGAACAAATGTTAGATGACTCAGATTATGTTTCAGAACTTAATTCTAACAATAGAAGTATGTATGAAATACTTAGAGATAATCTACAAGAGCGTCTTCTATCATTTCCTGAAGGAACTAGGTTCATGTCTGAGGTTAAGGTATTTGATAAGAAAAGAAGAATAGCTGGAACTGTAGACTTCTTAGCAATCACTCCTGAAGGAAAGACTAGTATACTTGACTGGAAGTTTATGGATCTTAACACAGATACATATGAAGATATTCCTTGGTACAAAGTTGAAGCTTGGAGAATACAAATGGGTAAGTATAAAGATATCATCTCTAGTAATTATGGTGTAAAGAATGAAGAGTTTGGACAAACTAGAATGATTCCTATATTAGCTAAGTATACAAAAGCTGATTACGAAAAAGAAATTCTACCTAGACTATTAGAAATAAAAATAGGAGATACTAATGTTCAAAATATTGCAGAAGACTATTTACTTCCTGTAGGTATTACAGATGAAAAGACTGGCAATAAGAAAATTGATAAGTTAATAGAACAGTTTAATGCTACGTATAGAAAACTTTCTGAAGAGAAAGTAAATAAATCTGAAAGAGGAAGTAAAGCTGAACAATTAAATGCTTTATACAAAGCTATCAGACACTTACAGATTAAAGGAAACGTTGTTCCATTAATTAATCAAGCTAAGATATTGAACAAGCAAGTATCAATGTTATTAAAGAGATATAAAAATGATTTTGAAGGTCAAGATCCTTCAACGATAAATGGTGATAAGATTAATGCATTTGCAGGAATGATTAGAGTTCATCTTGAAGCATTACAACCTTATTTGAGTATCAAGCAGTTAGGAACATTATTAACTGATGAGACAGAAGAAAATAATAAATTAAAACTAGAACTTGCAGCTACAAGAGATAGTGTTGAAAATTATATAGCTGAACTTGAAGACTTAGATGAAACTTTTGGTGAAACATTTAATAATACTAGTTCTACACCAGAAAAAGTTGTAAAAGGTATTACTAAATGGTTTTCTAGTATTTCTACAATACAAGTTGCAAATATTCAAACATTATACAAACTTGCTAACAAAGCATTTGGTTTAGCTAATATAGAAACTTTAGAACAAGTAAAAAGATTAAATGTTTTAAAAGATGAATATAGTAAGTGGGCTTCTTCAAAAGGTCTTTCTGTAAAAAACTATTTTGATATTCTTATGAAAAAAGATAAGAATGAATTAATTGATCAATACGATAAAAAGTTTTATGATGAATTAAAATCAAGAATAGCAAAAAAAGATTTTGAATGGATACTTGATAATGTTAATCAAGATTTATACAGAGCACATCTAGAGGAACTAACTGAAAAAGAAATAGAATATATATTATCAAAACCTAGAGTTGGTACAGAAGAAGAAGTTAGAGCATCTATCAAAAGAGATATGGCTAAAGTTTATAGTAAATATGATCTTACAAATAAAAACTCTAATGGTTGGTTAATATATAAACAAATTAGACAATTTCCAAAAACAGAAAAATGGGAATCTGCAGAATGGAAAGAACTTACTAAACCAGAAAATGCTCCAGCAAAAGCATTCTATGATTATATTGTAGAAAGAAATAAATATTTTCAATCTGTAGGATATTTAAATGGTAAAGCTGCAAGAAAGTTCCTTCCATGGATAAGACAAGGATTTACAGAAGGACTTGTATTTGATGGTAAATCTAGAGGACTTGGTGAACAATTTCTTAGAAACATATCAATGGATGAGTCAGAATCTGGATATGGACAACAAGATCCTGTTACAGGAGAACTAATTAATTCTGTACCTAAATATTTTACAAAAGATCTTGGAGAAGGATATTCAACAGACTTGTTTAAAACAATGGCTTTGTATAATGAATATGCTATTAAGTTTAAGAATCTTTCTGATATTGAAGAAAGAAGTTTACAATTGTTAAGAATTGAAAGAAATAAAAAATCTATAATGACTTCTACTTTTGGAAGTTTATTAGAAGAGAATGGAGATTTAAGATTTAATCCTAACAATTTAGAAAACTCTAAGTTACTAGAAGATATGATTAAGTCTGTTGTGTATCAACAAAAATATATTCAAAGTGAAGTGTTTGATTTAGCACTTGGTAAGATATCTGGATTTGGTAAAAATCTTAATGAGAAACTAGGAATGAAAATCTTTCCAGAAAATTTAGAAGAAAGACAACTTTCAGCAAACAAATTATTAGATGCAATCAATACTCAGTTTCAAATATCTACATTAGGACTTAACCCTCTATCTGCTATCTCCAACTTATTTGGTGGTACAGCCAATGGATTAATTAATGCTGGTAAGTATTTTACAAAGACAGATTTCTTAAAAACACAAACTTGGATGCTTGCAGGTAAAATGACAGGTGGTGAAGATCGTATAAAAGCATTAGCTGCTCTTGATTACTTTGTTCCTTTTGTAGAAAGTTATAACAGAAACGCTGCAAGAAAACTTTCATTAAATAAAATAGATGAACAAGCTATACAAGATTATTTAATGTTCTTAATGAGAAATGGAGATGAGGCTGTACAGGCATTAAACTTTTATACATTTCTTAAAAATACAATTGTTGAAGATGGTAAAATAATTAATGTAAGAGAATATCTAAGAAGTACAGATGAGTATAAAGCTTTTTATTCTGGAACACAAGAAGAAAGAAAAACAAGAGCTGATAAGTTTGAAAAAGATGTACAAGAGTTATTAGAATCACAAGGTGTATTGAAACTTGGAGAAGTAGTAGATGGTGAGTTTGTTATTCCTGGTATAGATAAAAAATCTGATTCAGTAATAGATTTCAGAAGACTTGTTCAAAGTTTTACAGCAGATGCTTTAGGTTCTATGAGTGAAGAAAATAAAAGACTTGTAAACATGAATGTATACGCATCATCAATGATGGTATTTAAGAACTGGATTCCTAGACTTGTAGATGTTCGTATTGGAGATATAAAATACAATGCAGCATCAGATGCTTATGAATGGGGAAGAATGAGAATGATATTTGGAATGTTAACTAAAGATACTTTGAAATCAATTAAAAGTTTGCAATCTGCAATTGGTGGTAATAATGATGTGTGGTTGGAACAAGTTAGAGATTTATATGAAAGAAAACAAGAAGAGTATAAAGCTAATACAGGGAAAACACTTGATATGACAGAAGATGAGTTCATTGCTCTTGTAAATCAAAATATTAAAAATCAAACAGTAGATTTAGTTATTCTATTAAGTTTAATTTCTTTACTTGCTGCATTAAAAGCTGTAGCTCCTGATGATGATGAAGAAGCGATTGTAAAAAATCAATATAAGTTTCTTTTAAAAGCAACAGATAAGCTAACAGATGAACTTATGTATTTCTACAAACCTACAACTCCTATTGATTTAATTGGAGGTAAGGGTGGTATATTTCCTTCTATAGGACTTCTAGAAAATTATAGAAAGTTTTTTACAAACTTTGTTGCTGAGAACTATGGTATAATTACTGACAATGAAGAAATACAAGATGATGCAACACCTATTAAATATTTAATGAAGTCATTTCCTATATCAAGTCAAGCTGCTGGTTACTTACCAATGTTCTATCCAGATCTAGCTAAAGACCTTGGTATAAAAATGCAATCACAATATGGAATTAGATAAAACAACGCTATATTATAACAGATATTTGATATACACCCTTTTATAATACATAATTAATATATAAATTTGCCCACATGAGAACAGCTGCAATTTGCCCAACGTGTGCCACATATGAAAATGCTTTATGCATTATATACAATGGCCCTAGTCTTAATAATATAAATGTTGCTCCTTTAGAGGATCTTCAATCTGTATTAGGTAAGATAAATACTAACTTAGTACCATTATCTGGTACAATCAATCCTTCTACATCTGCTAGATATTTAGGACAGCTTTATTTAAATACAGCTACATCCATGTTATATGTTGCTAAGTCTGTAGGTACAGGAGCTTCTGATTGGAACCTTGTATTAACAACCCCACAAGTCACTCCTCAGTATGCTGATAATGCAGCAGCATTGTTTGCAGGCTTACCTCCAGGTAAGATATATCGTACAGGAGATATTCTTAAAATCGTTCACTAATATAATTAGTTGAAAATATATTTGGCTTATGCTATATTATGAAGGAAATCTCCTTCTGTCATTTTATTATATCAAATATAAATTCTACATTTGTTAGATAAATAGTTATACACTATTGGATTTTAAAATTCTATATATGTTATAAATATCCCCTAAAAATTATTATGGAAAACAAGTTTGAACAACAAGTAGAAAAAGAATTAAAAAGCATGGATCAAAGACTTTACGATCTAGAGGAAAAGATGACTTCTATAGATACTAAACTAACACAAGTAGTAGATGCTATACTAGGCAATGCATTAACAAAAACTGGGGGATTTGTTGCAGACATAGCTGAGCTTAAGGCTAAAATAAAAGAACTTGAAGACAAACTTCAGAAACAAGAAGAATTCAAAAAGAGATTTACCTGGACTGTAGGTATAATCGTAGTTATAGGTGCGTTGTTACAATACTTTGCTACATTGTATAAAAATGTTAAATGATGAGTAGAAAAGAAAAAATAGATCTTTTTTTAAACAAATGGTTGAGCAGAAAGCTTACTGTATTTGTTGTAGCATCTGTAGGTTTATTTTCAGCAAATCTTGATGGAGACAATTGGACAATAGTGGCCACTGCTTATATTTCTATAGAAGGTGTTACAAATATTGTTGAACGTTTAATGAAAGTTAAAGGAACTACAGTATGATAAAAGTGTTAAATTATTTAAGAGAACAGTACTTAGCGGTGATCATCACCGTTATCTGGCTATTATCTACACTACATTATCAAGAAAAGAACTCTGTTCTTCTTAAACAAACTAAACAATTAGAAGTTGAAATATCTAAACTTAAAAAGAAAGATGCTAAATCTTCTATAACAATAGATAGTCTTTCTAAAATAGACACAGTGATTGTTAACAGAATCAAAACCATTAAACAAAAAGAATATGTACAGATTAAAGTTATTGATAGTCTTCCTATTAGTGGGCTTCAAAGTTTCTTCTCAGACCGTTATCCACAAAGATAGTGTTGTTATTCTAACAGAGAAACAAGCTAGAGCTGTTGTTACTGATCTTGTACGATATGATTTTGCTAAACAGATTATAAAAGAACAAGAAGCTAGAATTAAAAACTTCGAGAAGAAAGAAGTTGAGTTCAAAAACAAACTAGATATAAAAGATTCCATTATATTCCATCAAAAGAGTATGATTGAGATTCATAAAGAAATCATCAAGAATAAAAAACCTTTTGAAATACATGGATATGTTGGTGTTCAAACTATACAGTTTTCGTTAAGAGAACCTACATTATATACAAACCTAATGATTGAGTTTGCTAAGTTTAATGTAGGAGCTCAATACTTTATACAACCAAACAATCCACCAGGATATGGTATTATTCTAGAATATAATATATTTTAAACCAAACAATAATGGTAACAAGTGCACTATGTTTAAAAAAATGGGGTGATCCTGCTTTAGTTGAGAACGAATTAAAATACATGACTGTTTGGGATGTACCTACTAACTTAGAGATTGGTGTCATTCCAAAAAAACTATATTGTAATAAAGTAATGGTAGGTCCTCTATCTCAAGCTTTCACAAATCTTATAGATAGAAACTTTGTTAAGGAGTTGAAAACATTCGATGGATGTTTCAATGTAAGAAAAAAAAGAGGACTAACTTCTATGTCTTTACATTCTTGGGGAATTGCAATTGATGTAAATGCTGCTTGGAATGGTTTACATAAAACTCCACAACTATCTGCAGGCTTTGTAAAATGTTTTACAGATGCTGGATTTGATTGGGGAGGAACTTGGACTAGAAAAGATGGAATGCATTTCCAATTAAAAACTATATAATAATGGCAAAACAAACCAATGTTTCAGTAAAACAAACAAAAGCTAAAGTGAGCAGACCTGGTGTGCACGCTAAATCTCAAACATCTAACTTGAAATCCTCTAAGAATTATAAGAAATTATATAGAGGACAAGGTAAATAATTAAACTAGTTAGACTCGTTCTAACTATTTTTGTTACTTTAGTTTTGTGAAAAACAAACACTTATAATAAAAAATACTTATTTTTGTATAATAATAAAAATTTAATATCATGGCAATACCATCTAGACAGATAGGTTGGGGAACAGAATCCAATTTATTGTGGCAAATATCAAAACAATTAGAATATTTAGCAACAGTTACAGCTACTTCAGCAAATGTAACGGTGCTTAATGATATGACAGATCCTGTTTCAGTAATTGAAAAAGCTAATTCAACAGGAGCTAATGGTACAACACCATATAAGTTGATAGCTACTAATTCAACTAATGAAACAAATATTAAAGATACTTCTGGAAATTTATATTCAATAACTGCAATAGGTCTTACAAGTTCAGTTACTTATTTAAAATTATATAATTTAGATGTAGTACCAGATTTTGGAACTGATATTCCAGTAATGACTATTCCAGTACCAGCAAACACGCAAGGTGCTGGTGTTACAATACCATTTTTATATGGAATAAATTTTTCAGTAGGTATTTCATTTGCTATTACTGGTTTACCAGCTGATGATGATGCAACTCCAGTAGATGCTGATTCTGTAATTATTAACTTAACTTACGCATAATATGTTATCATTATTAGGAGCTGGACAAGGGCAAAACTCTGTTAGTCCTTATGATTCAAGTTATCAATTAATATTGAATAAAGCTACTGCACTTGGTTATACACTTCCTTCTGATGCACAAAAAATCATACAAAATGATTTGATTTTAGAATTAAAATCAGCTGGAATATGGAATAAACTTGATGTATTGTATATTTTTGCTAATGATGGAGGAAGTAATTTTGCAACATTAAATTGGATAAATCCAGATATTAGAAGATGTTTGTTATTTACTTCTGGTTCTACTTTGACTTTTACAACTAATCAAGGTTTTACTGGAAATGGAACAAGTGCTTATATTGATACCACATATACTCCACAAGGTAATTTAAATTATAAAGTTACTAATGCAAGTAGATATTTTTATTTGTACACACCACAATCTTCACCACCAAGACCTTTTGATGGTAATAGTATTAGTGGTTCAAATACAATTGGAACATATACATCAAATAACGTTAATGTAATAAATAGTAGTAATTCAACAACAACTTTTATTTATAGTGGTACTCAACAAATGAAATCAATACATAAAACTTCTGCTACATCAATGACGATGTTTAATGGAACAACTATTGGAAGTGGTACAAATCTTTCATCTTCTTTAGCTAACGCATCACAATTTATATTACGTGCTGGTGGTATTTACGCATAACACAAAGTTTCAATGTATGCAATGGGAGGAAGTTTAATAAACGAAAATACAGATGTTGTAAATGCTTTTAACACTTATATAACATAATTATGATAGTATTACATCCAAACAACGAACAATATAAAAATTTAAATGGTTATCAAAATGAACAAAATGTGTTTTATTTTGCAACCGATGGTGCTGGTAAATATTTTGCAGAATTATCAGCATTAAAATGTGAAGAATGGAAAGAAATTCATGACCAACTAAATGAATTAGAAAGAATTGAATACACACCATATTCAGAATAACATTAAAATATAATAAACCAACTACATTATGAAAGAATTAAAATTTGTTCAAGCATGTCCAAGTGATATTTACTATACATGGCAAGTAAACTTATGGATGGAGAGTCTAAAAGAGATAGGACATTCTGACAAAGCAATCAATCTTATATTCACTCCTAAAGGAAGAGAGAATAGAGACAAATGGAAACAGATAGAAGATCTTTATCCAGAAGCTGAGTTTCATTTCTATGGAGATGAAGATGATTTAAACAGATTAATTGGAATCTATATTCCTATACTTAGACCGTATGTTCTTTGGAAACATTTCAAATTACATCCAGAATTAAGTGAGAAAGCAATCTTCTATTGTGACTCTGATATTCTTTTTATGAAAGATTTCAATGTGGATCAATTCTTAGAAGATGATGTAAACTATTTATCAGATACAAACAGCTACATCAATGCTAGTTATTTTGATAGTAAAATACATCAAGTATTACCAGAGAAACTGGAAGAATATAAAACTAGAGATATCCTTGCAGAGATTGCAAGTGTTGTAGGAATAAGTAGAGAAATAGCTGAAGCTAACAATGATCATTCAGGAGGAGCACAATATCTATTAAAGAATGTAGATGGTGACTTCTGGAGTAAGGTGATGAATGATTGTATTCTTATAAGAACCTATTTACAACAAGTAAATAGAGAATTCTTTAAAGATGAAAACTCTGGATTTCAAAGTTGGTGTGCTGATATGTGGGCTGTACTTTGGAACATTTGGTTAAGAGAACAAGAAACTAAAGTGGTTGATGAATTAGCTTTTGCATGGGCAACAGATCCTATTACAAAACTTGATACCCACACCATCTTTCATAATGCAGGAATTGTAGGAACAGAGATGAATGGTTATCCATGTTTCTATAAAGGAAAATATCATATGGGAACTGATCCAACAAAAGATGCTCATTTAGATGTTGTTCTTAACAATGAAACTTCTAAAAAGTTTTGCACATGGTTCTATGCCACTAAATTAAATGAAATAAAAAACAAATATAACCTATCATATTAAGAAGAAAGTATATAAATATAATAAAGACAGAATACTTTTAGTTACTTATTCTTGTTTACAAGAAGCAGGAACAAAAGAAAATGTGTCACCTACAAGCATAGGTGAGTGGTGTAGACAAGAAAAAAGACCTAATAATAATTTTATATGGTCATATGTCGAATTAGTTTAATAATATTAACAAATAAAATTTAATAAAATGAGTACAATTAATACGAGGCCTTTAAAAGCATTTGTTCGCTTTGATGGTTCAGGGCGAATAGTTGCAGGAAGCTTAATCCTTAGAAAAAATAAGCCTAAAGTAGGTAAATGGAAAGAAATTCCAGCATATGAATGCTGTAATTTTACTACCACTACCACTACAACAGCTACACCAACAACAACAACTACAACTACATAATCATGGCAAGAAGTAATAACAATAATAAGCTTAAAGCTTTTGTACGTTTTGATGGATCAGGACGTATTGTACCAAGTAGTTTAATTGTACAAGCATTTAAACCAAAGGTGGGTAACTATCAAGAAATAGATGCTAAGGAGTGTTGTAACTATGTTCCAACAACAACTACTACAACAACTACATAAAACTAAATAACATGGCATTAAAATCCCTATTTCCAGATGAAATGATGGAATCAAAAGGAAGCTCTGGTTTAACACTAGAGACTATAGCTGGAAAGCTTTCATATTTCTATGAACAATTACATTTATTACATTTTCAAACAACATCATTTGCTGAACATGAAGCTTTAGGAAAGATTTATGATAAGGTGGGTGACTTCCAAGATGAAATTGTTGAGAAGATTATGGGTTATTCTGGTAGAAGAATTAAAGCATTTAAAATTGATGTTTTAAAAGATTATTCTTCTGGTATGCCTAATCAAGTGGTAAGAGAGTTAGTAACATTTGCTAAAGACTTACAAGAGTTTGGTGAAGCTAACAACATGCCAGATATTGAAAACGTAGGTCAATCTCTAAGTGGAGAAGCAGCTCAATGCCTTTATAGACTTACATTAAGTTAATATGGGTAATGTTCATAAAAATATAGAAATTATAACTGGTACTAGATATACTAAAGAAGAATTAAATACACAATGTGGAGTATATATTTTATCTTTTAATGATAAACATTACGTAGGTAGTTGTAAATTTTTAAAAAAGAATAATTATAGAGATGGATTTTACTATAGATTATATTTACATATAAGAGATCTAATAAATAATAAACATCATTCTATAAAATTACAAAGAGCTTTTAATAAGTACGGTATTGAAAAATTACAATTTGATATTTTACAAGATTGTAAACCTGAATTAACTTTAGATATTGAACAATATTGGATTAATACTTTAAATAGTTATAATAAAGGTTATAATTCTTGTCCTACTGCTAAAAGTAATGCAGGATATACACATTCAGAAGAAGCTAAATTAAACATGTCTATATCTAGAAAAGGTAGAATTCCTTGGAACAAAGGATTGAAGTGTCAATCTCCTTCTATTGAAACAAGGAAGAAACTGAGTGATGCTTTAATTGGTAAGAAAAAGAAACCTATGTCAGAGCAACAAAAGTTAGATATTAGTAATACATTAAAATTAAGATATTTAGAGAAATCTAAATCATCATTAACATTGTCATAATGGAGATCAATAGAAAACATTTTCCTAAGGTGATGCAAGATAATGATGAAACATTTCTTGCACATCTAGAAGGTGTAATTTCTTCAGTAGATGAACTATGTAGTCTAGAGATTACAAGGAACACTGATAACTATAGATTCAGAATAGCAGCAAGTCTTCCTAAGTATAACAATATGCTTATAGAAGAAATACTTAAGTTCTGTAACATGTTTCATATCAGAGTGGACATGAGTAAATCAATAACAACATCAAGCGTTATTACGTTTGAAATAAACTTAGACTAATATGTCAACATTTATAAAAGCTGGTTTCTGGGAGCAATTATGTAAACCATGTAAAGGATACAAAGGATGGCTCAACCTTGATGAGTTTGTAGACTCAAGAGTGGTTCCTGGTCCTCCTGGTGGATTTGGTTATTTAGGATCTTTCTATGACACTACAAACCAAACAGGAAATGCTGGAGCTGTTCTTACAATGAA